TAAAATCCCCGGGGTTCAATTGCATCTGAGCTTTTTTGTCTACAGAAACCCAATTTTGATCTTCGGTTTTTTTTGCTTGTATCCATTCAACGTTTGGAATTGATGGTAATGCTAATTTAAAATTAACAGAATAAGGAGGATATGTAGTTCCGTCCCTTGAATCGGTTCGGTTGTAAACATATGATTTTCCAGTTTTTAATGTAAAAGGTTTGATGCTTTTGTTGTTGCACACCCATTGACCATCTCCCCAGCTTTGTTTAACATTTGTATTAAACCAAGCAAATTCTGACGAAGTTGTCCACGATTCATTTTTACTATCTGCCCATGAACCTAAATCAAACACATCTAAAGCTGACGTGCTATCAACAACAACATAGTCTGCTCTTGAATTGTATTTGTTAAAAGTTTCTCCTGGGTGTCCGTATGGAGAATAATAAACTTGTTTGCAACTGCAGCTGTTAGGGTCAGTAGTCGTTGGTTCTGTTTTAAATAAACAATCGTTTGAATGATAAACAAACCCAAACACGCTACTCAACGGAGTATTATCTGCTCCAGTCCAAATAAATCTAGCTGGGGTATTTGGAGAAAATAAACCAGAAAACCCTCGTTGGGAAATCCATGTGTTTGTTCCGTTTGTGTTTGTATTACCAGACAACCAGCAACATTCTAAAGCATTTGCTATTGAATCGTTGTAACGACCTAATTTATAAATTTTTTCTGAGTTGTCTATTGTGTCTCCAGCAACAGCAAAAGGTACATTTAAATTTTGTAGTAAAATTGGTTCGCAGATATTTTCAAAATTATAACCTTGAAATTTAATAGGAAAATCTTCAGCTTGTAATATGTTTTCATATGGCCAAACTGTCACAGAAGTATCATGTAAACTATTAGTAACAGCAATTGATGTTTTATCAAATTTGTACAACCACGTACCAATTTCGCCAACTCCAGGAGAGAAAAACACATCTACTGGTTTAGTGTTAGTTATTAAAATTTGATCCGCGTGGTTTGGGTTTTTGCTTGGAACTGATCCTTTTTCAGCCAAAGTTGTATTATTGATTAATAAAGGAACAATTGTGTCTTCAGGTAATACTTGATTCCAATACTCATTGGAAACGCTTTGCTTGTAATCCTCGGATAAGAAATCATATTCATATGTTGCGGATAAACTATTACCAGTCCATTCTATATCTTCTGCAGACAACCCGTAGCCTGGATAAGGAAAAATAAAAGAAGTTACTGAATTAGGTTTAATGTGAGCTTCTAATGTTTTTTGGTGATCATCAAATTGTCTATACCGTAACCAAGCTCCTTTTACTTTATTTCCTACCTTAACAAACAATGTATCTGCTCCTTCGATTATAGTAGAAGCCGTTCCAAATAAAGGCACATGGGAACTTAAAGGAATTGTATCTAACACATAATCTATTTTTATTGTCGGATCTACTATTCCGTTGGGAAAATAACCATAATTGTTGCCCGACAATAAAGTAATATTATATTCAGTCAATATGCTACTAGCTGAATTAAAAGTAGTTTGTAGTCGGTGTTCTCCTAAAAATTTTTGGATAAAAGATTCATATAAAGCAGCATCTGTAGTTTCAAAAATTATTCCAGTAAGAGTAGCTACGTATGTATCTATGTCTTTGTAGTCAGGAACCCCTAACGCATTGAAAACCCAACTATCAGAAGAAAGAGTTAATCCTTTAGTTCTAAATAATTCAGCTGTGGGCTCATGCAGTATGTCAATATAACTAGACAACGGGGCGGTAGGAGATCTATCAAAATATACCGTATCGTCATACAATTCTTCCAATTCAACATTTAAAGTTTGACTAATACTCGTTAAACTAGGAACGCTGTTGTATAAAGATGGAACTAATTCCACATTTAAATCCGTAAACACTTCCATTAACCTATGTCTAATTTCAGATTCAAGACCTTCCTTGGAACCAATTAAATTGTATTTTACTTTTGTATTTTTAAGTTTTTTACGTAATTTTAAATAATACAAAGTAATGTTTTTAAGCTTTTTAGCAAAAAACGGAATACCTAATAACAATTCTTTTTCATCAGCTGTGTTTATTTTGCTGTACCAATTTTGTTGTTCTTCGTCAGTAAAAAATACTTGTAATTGATCTAACATATACAAGTATTTTTGTCTCGTTAGCAATTTTTTTGCTATTGGCTTATGTTGGTGGGCAACAAACCAATCAGCTACATACTGAGAATATGAATTTTCAGTATACCCTGCGTTTCTTTGTCTCCATTCTAAAAAAGAATACGGAGCATCTACATCCATTTCACTTTTAGACTGCTGAGTTAATTGATTTAATTCCACAATTATTATTACTTATTTGCCAAATAGCCGTTTCGTAAGGAGATTGTTAAAATATAGTTCTACAATTTCATCAGAACTATACCAATCTCGTTCCATTGCTTCTTCTCTGTCAATGCTATTATACTTTGATGTCCAATCAATAACGGACGAAGAGTATCCAATATAACTTTCATTATATCTAAAGAAATAATAATTGTCGTGAATTGGTTCTCTTAACCCATCAACGTTAATTGCTGACAAAGCATATGTTGAATTTTGATTAGTTTCTCTCGTAGCATATATCAATTGATACGTATCATATTTTCTGTCTTTAGCATACAAATACTCTCCAGCGGAAATGTTGTCTGTTAAGGTTATAATGGTACCAATAGTATTTGCTACGTCAGGATCATAAACTTTAGTTCCAAATAAATTTTTTCGAGGAATAGAAAATAAACCAAGAGACTCTTGTATTTCAGCAGGAAAATCTGCACCAAAACGTTTACTACCAACGTCTAGTTGGTCAGCTAACGAATGCAACTGAGTTATTCCTACTGTATCGACGTCAGAGTGGTTAGTTGTAAAATTAGCTATTTTTTCGTATGTGGTTCTACCCAAATCTTGTTTTGTTACATCACCACTTCCTACAACGGATGGCAAAAAGCTATCCCACAGCAAAGTATTTTGAGATAAAATTTCAGGTAATGCTAGAGATTTTAAATACGCTCCGCAATTAAAATCATCATTAACTTTGATAATAGAAAATACGTTATCCAGATTGTTAACTTTAAATTCATTAGATGACCCTGATATAGTTGTAGTAAAATATTTGGTTGCGTATTTTTGATACCATCTGTTTCCGGTCCAATCTCCAGCAGCTTGAGCAGACCTAGCTACTGATGAAGTAATTTTTGTGGTATAATTAGTTCCTGTTTTTATGGCAAAATTCTTAGATACTCGAGGAGCTACACCAAACACATTAAAAGATTCTGGGGTGTGAGTGTATGTAGGAAATACGCCAATATTGTTGTATTGAGAATCTATCATCCAAACACGATCAAATACATCAACAGCTAAACCTCCCCATATTTCATTTTCTGATTTGGCTTTGTAAATTTCTAAATTAGAATACGATGATAATTTTATATGTTCCGTAGAAATTAGGGATTTGCGCTTTACGCTTGTGTCTATTTCCCAGGAACTAACCTTTGCTGTTTGAGTATTAATAGTACTACATATATTGTTACCATGAAGAACCCATACATTGTTTTTTCTATCTACGGCTACGTAACTTGGTTTTAAAAATTCATACGAACTTAACAACGTTCCAGCAGAACTAAAGCACTTAACTTGATTAGCATTTAAACAAGCAACCCATAAAGAGTTTTGTTTATCAATTGTTGTACTGACAGGCAAACTATTGTATCCTAAATTATAGCTGGTTAATTGCATTCCCATGGAATCATATTTTACAATTAAACTACTTACGGGATGAGAATAACAAGCCCACACGTTATTGTTCCTATCAGTTTCTACTAAAGACGTTTCAAAAATAGGCTCTCCTTCATCGTCCAGTATATTAAATGCATTTAATACCGGAGTAGCTGATGCTAATACGGTCTGCAATGTCTGATCGTATTTTAATATAAGACTGCTATCATGCAAAGATACCCACACATTGTGATCACTATCAATAGATACATAAGATGGAGTATCATATTGGTTATGAGTTGTTGCGGAAATATACACAGTGGTCGTAATTTGTTCTTTGGAATTAATGGCACATATTGTATTTCTATCAGCATCTGCTCCGTAAAGCGTTTGTGTTATTGGATTGTAAGATAATCCATATATATTAGAAGTTCCAGATACTTCTAAATTATCTGTATTTGTGGTTTCGAGTGGAGGAACACTAATGCAATTAATAAAACCATCAGCAAGAAATCCAGCTGCTTTATATCGTTTAGCACTTGGGCAGTCAGGATCATAAGAAGCTAAATGAATTTTATTAATGTTGTTTTCGTATGGATGAGAAACAAATGCTACTGGTTCGATAGGATAACTATTAGGAAAAGGAAATTCGTTTAATTTGGTAACATTGTTTACTGCAACGGTACTAGCTGTAACAAACGTAGTAAGGTTTTTACTTGAAATTAAAGGTGTTATAGTTGTAAAAATATAACCTCCTATTGGATTTCCGTTTGCATCTGAGTGCTGAAAATATAAAGAATTATCGACAGTATATTCGTCAGGAGAATAACCATGCAATTTAATATCAACAGAACGCAAGGACCCAATTTCGTTTGTTTTTGGGTATGCAAATACGTTTGATTCAGATGCACCACTAATATATTCAAATGTAGTTAAAAACGTAGGATCAAAAGTACAATTTATCATTACTGGAATTGGTATTCCAGTCCATTTTACACTGTATACTTCATTAAGAAAATTTTCAGTAACTTTTAAAGTAGTGGGAACAACGTTTTTGGTTTCCCATATAACCATTGATTGTACCATTTCATTATTGCTGTAACTATAGTATGGATAAATTAAAGATTCGGGCGGATACGAAAAATTCTCAGTACTTAAAGTAGCCATTACAATTACAGGACAAGCTGGTGTTTCTGTAATAGTTGGACTATCATCAATGTAATAAAAAGCAGCTATAGAGCTTACTGCTACAACAGTGCCGTTTTTATACAAAGGGACAGAAGAAAGTTGAACTGGTCCTGTTACTATGTTGCCCGTTTGGGCATTAATAAATCTCCATCTCGGATTTAAAAAATTCCATTTGCTATCAGAAGCATCATGTGGTTGGGATTTAGAATTTAACGAATGCAAAACAATCGACAGCGGCTGATCTATTTTAGCAGAAGTTAGACTAACGTAAAATGGTTCATCCGAATAAACACCAGGAACGCTCCAAGTTTTTGGCAAATTAGTGATTCGGATAGCATCTCTATAAACGTAATCTACATCAACAAAATCATATGTCGTTACGAGCTCTCCTAGAGGAGACCAAGCCGACAAACTTACTGTATAAATTCCCGGATAGTTATATGTGTGGGAAACTTTTGGTTCATTATAAGCATAATTCCCATCACCAAAATCCCATGTCAAATTTATATAGGAAGGCAACGTAGTTTTAGTAAATGAGAATTCTGTGGCATACACATCGCCTACGTATCTATCATTTTCTTTTTTATCTGGAGATATGGAAAATTGTAAATTCATTATTAGAATTTAATGTTGTTTGTGGCACTTTCTGTAACAATAAGTCTTTCGCTTATGCTATTCAAGTTGTTAAAATACAAAAATTCAAAAGGCTTGAGAACCAAGTTGTTTTTTACCACAGCTCTATCTAATGTTGGATACGTAGGATTCCAAACAAAAAATGAAATTCCAGAAACTGTTTCATTTGTATCAACACGAGTAGTATTTATTTGGGAAATACCATCTACTTGAAGTACTAATGCAGTAAGTTTACTAAAATCAAATACGGCTCCTAATGTTTGTTGTTGGCTATCAAACGCAGTTTGAAATATTGTTGCGACTTCGGCTATAATACTTTGATTTGTTCTATTACTTCCTGGAGTTTTTACCAACTCCAATCTACAAAAATTAGTATCATTTACATCTAAACTGTTATTAGTAGTTTCCATCCCAATGCTAATTGCTTTAAAAATAGGATCCAAAAACGTGACTTCCGTAGTCAGCATTTTTACGGGAGTGACGGATGATAATATATTTTCTTTTTGAGCTGGAAGTAAATATTTTAATGCGGAAAACAATGAAACTTTTGGTATTGCACAAACATAAACGTTATTAAAATTGCAAGCATCAGCATATTGTATTTGATTAAATGCAATTTGCTGAAAGGAAGTAGGAGCTACTTGTATGTCATTAAAGTATTTTAAATACAATGACATATACTCCCAATTGTTTAATACTTTTACGTCTGCTATAAAATTATCATGGTTAATTTTAATATATGTTTCAAAATCTTTTTGTGTAACTAACCTGTATTGGCTTTTAAAATTAGAAGGAGCGTTCTTTCTTATGCTATCCGCAGACTCAATTTCTTTAGGAATAGTTGAACCTGCAGTATTATTAAATTTTAATTTTTGAAAAGACACGCCATTTAATACTACAGACGATTGTTCTTGTTTTATGTCTGGATATATTTGATTAAATGTTGCAGTATCGTAAACCGAACCGCCTTTAATGTTTTGTAAAGTAAGTGGACCAATTACCCCTTGTGTACCGGAACTCTGAAGAGAATATATAATAATTTTATCTCCAGCGTCTAATTTACGTCCCGTAATACTATCTCCAAATGTTATCTCGTACAACTTATCTGAATTTAATCTTCTTTCAAATACTGCTGCATATGGAGGCTCGGTGTACAAACTTTGAGTTTCATAATATTGAACCCATTTTTGTTTTTTAGATTCATATACATATACGTGCACATTAAAATGATCTATGTTTGAATTAGCTGAATTTAATACGACTAATTCATTAGCTTCCCCTGTAGATACAACAACTGGGCTTTCTTTAAATACTCCTTGATATAATAATTTGTTGTTTGAAATAGTAGTTAGTTCAATTGGAGCTGTTGTGCCTTTTGGAATAGAAAATGATATATCTTCGTTGAATGAAAATGGTACTCCTCCGACTACAAGATACGAATATCTTGGTATAGTAAAAAAATTACCATACGCTTGCATAGTGTTGTCTGCAGATACTTGAAAAGATAAAGTAGACGTTTGATAACCTATAGGTTTGTAATCCAACAATTTAACTATTCTATTAATATTTTCATACAATTGAGCTTCTGAAAACATTGATTCTGTACTTGTACGGTTAAGATAGAATAATAACGTGTTAAAAGCATATGAAACAATATCAATAATAGATGAAATATTGGAGCCAATGTAATTTTGATCCGTAAAAATTTGTTTATCGTTAAGTCGTTCAATAATTAAATTTCTTATAGATATAGCATCAAAAGCAGCATAGCTGTTTTTTGGTATAGTCGAATAATCTGCTGTAATGGTATCAGGGTTTATCATCTTGTTCTGGAAGTTTCAGCTACTATAAATGTTTGAGCTGTAGTGTTAAGGACTCCATTTAAAGTAAATGTAGTATTAAATGTTGGAAATAACATATTTAAATCTATATCATATTCATTATCGTCATACAAAGGAGTCACATGACAATTTTGCACAACAACGCGTGGTTCAAATTCTTTTACTGATTGTACAATTTTTTCACCAATATCTCGAGCATTTATTTTAGTTATTGGTTCAAATAAAAATTGATTCAAATCCAAACCATATTTAGGAAACAAAAAACGTTGACCGGGTTTGGTATTAAATAAATTTTTAAGCGAATTGGTTATGGCTTTTAAATCAAAATCGACCTGTATGTCGTTTGCATCAATCTTAGTATGCGATGTTTGATCAAAGTTATACTCTTTAGCAAAATCTAAATGCAAATCTTTAAATACATACTGCTTTACAGCGTATTGATCTGCAACTAGTTTTAAATTTGGTATTTTAATTGCCACATTATTATTTATTCAGAAAAATCGGAATAACAATAAAGTTCTATTAAAGAGTATTCAACGAAGCAGTTGTTCCGTCAGCAAATATTCCAGAAACTTGGTATGTTGTAGAATTCCTTGTACTAAGTTTGTAACCGAACGGAGAACCATCTCTATCTTTAGTATAGAATACCGCACCTCTTAATATACCATTAATATTAACGTACATTATAGCTGGTGTTGGATTCGTGCCAGGACCGGTTTGACCGTAAAATACATCATTTTGATAAAATGCGGTAAATTGAATACCTTCAGGTGTATTTTCTCCAGTAAAGTTATCTTCAACCGGAGTAGTAGCAACCATTGCCCAATTCCACTGCGGAGCTAAAGTCGGGGTACCAAGAGGAGGTGAAGTTGGTGCAGGGGTTTGACTTGGGTAAGGAGTTTGAGTCGGAAACGGAGTAGAAGTCGGTCCTACGGTTACAAGGTCAACTCTGCCTTCTGCAAACGTGCCTGTTATAAAATTGAACTGACCCACTAGTCTATAACCAAATGAGGTCCCAACTCGAGCTAGAGGGAAATCTAACGTAGTGTGATGCACACCATCAACGTAAATATCCATTGGGTTTGCAGCAGTTTGGTTTGGTAGTGCAATTGGATTATATGATAAAGTATCGTTGTACTGACTTCCAGCAACAACACTTCTGAAATTCATTAAATTGATATCATCATCTGTACCACCACCGGCAGCTGGAGTAGCTGTTAAATAAAATACACCAGGAGTTGGAGCAGGAGTAGATGTTGGACCAGGAGTTTGTGTTGGAAATGGTGTATTTGTTGGCCACGGAGTACCTGTTGGGTATGGAGTAGGCGTAGGTCCACCTGTTATAGTTAAATTTACTTGTCCGGACGTAAACACACCACTAACAATTGAATTAGTACCAGCTAGCTTATAACTAAATGCCGTGCCAGTTCTGCCTTCAGGAAAATCAACAGTAGTACGATGCACACCGTTTACAAAAATATCCATGGGATCTGCAGGAGTAGAATTAGCTAATGTAATTGTGCCATAAGAAATAGTATCATTGTAAGCATTTGTTAATATAACACTTCTTATGTTAATAGCATTAAAGTCATCATCTGTTCCTCCGTTTACTGCAGGAGTTGCTGTCAAATAAAACAAGGTTTGTGTTACGGCAGGTGTCGGAGGTGGAGTAGGAGTTGGAGTATTTGTTGGATGAGGTGTTGGGGAAGGGGTATTAGTTGGTAAAGGAGTTCTTGTAGGAAGTATTGCTCCAGACGGACCTAAATCTATAAGTCCAATATCTCCTTCTAATATATTAGGAAAAGTGTATTCTGCTAAATATGTTCCGAGAGTACCCCCAGCTAATCGATACCAAAACTTGGTTCCTATTCTATCAGCAGTAAATTCAATACGAGTTCTAACAGTACCATCTACTTTTATATCAGCAACGCGAGGGCTAATAGATTGGCCGGGCCATGGAAATACTGCAATGGTGTCCAAATAACTACCAGTTGCTGCAGTAATAGCCATTCTCATTTCTCCATCCTCTGTGCCAGGAGATGTTGTTGCTACTATTTCAGTAACGCTAGGTAAAGAGACTCCCGGTATAGTTAAATACACATTTGCATCATCCGCAAAAATCCCGTTTACTTGAGCTCCACCAACCCATGTTGATGTTTTGTATCCAAATTGAGTACCGACTCTGTCTTTTGGAAAATCGACCGTAGTTCTAAAAAATCCATTCACATAAATATGCATTGTTGTTTGCATTTGTGTTGGAGATGGCATAGCATAATAATATATGACATCGGCATCTTTTCCTGTTATGGATACAGCATTTGCTATATCTTCCGAACCAGGAGTTGGAGTGGCAGCAAGGCTTCTAAATACAGGATTGCCACCTTCAATTTGGAGATCTATTCTTCCTTCTTTAAATTTGCTTGTTACTTGAGGTTCTGTTCCTGATTGTCCAGCAAGTTTATAACCAAAAGTTGTTCCTAATTTTTCCAATTGAAAATCTACAGTCGATCTGTAAAACCCATTGACATAAATGTCCATTGGTTCTGCTGGGGTTATACCAGGAGTATCATCTGGATAGTAATAAAAAGTATCAGCAATTTGTCCAGTAATAGAAATTCCGTTAATTGGGTCTTCTGTTCCAGGAGCTGCTGAAGCAACTAAACCAATTAAAACGATTGGATCTGTGGCTGATTTAAGATCTCCTTCAATTACCCAGCCAAATGTAGATCCTGTATAAACTGCAGTAACTACTCCATAACGACCAAGGATAGCTGTATTGCTATCTAGTCCGTTAAAAGAAGACGATTCAAACATGCATTTTCCTGTGTTTACTTGTATAAAAACAGTGCGATGCCCTACTTCAAAACTACCAGTTTTTGTTATAGTAGTTGGAGTTGAATTATTTAAAAGAATAATGCCGTTCCTGTGAATAGGTAATAAATTACATGCTGAAGTAGCTACGACAAATACATTGGTGGTAGATAGTACACTAGTTGCACTATACAATCTATTTATATCTCCTGCTGCTAAATTAGAATTAGCAGAAATGCTTTGAAAAGCGCTGTTAATAATTTCCAAAGAATCTCCAATGCATTGTTCATCAGAAATAGGAATCCCATTTAATGTAATCGTCGGCATATATTTTATATTTATCTTTAATTTAAGTTATGTCTGTGGTTTAATTGTCTTTTTGTAAATCAAAATTTACCGTCCATCCCAAAACATGAATGGATTCTTGATATGAATCATCAGTAGCTGGTAGACTTCCAATTACTGGAG